TGCCGCCGCCGTGGCGCAGCACCAGCAGGGGAGCCAGCCATGAACGCCATCCATTCTTCCGTGAGCCGCGGCTACCTGACGCTGCCCTACACCTACACGCTGGCTCAGGAGCTGTCGGCCAGTGAAATGCAGCCGCTGCACCAGCGCAAGCGCGAGCCCCTGGCTGCTGCAGTCCTGGCCGCCGTGCATGCCGTGGGCTATGCCGCTCCCACCGTCCAGCACTGGCGCGACCTGGCCGACGCCGCGAACCTGTCCGAAACGCTGCTGGGCATGGGTGTCTTCACCGAGCCCGAGGCCCAGAGCCTGTTTGCTGATGCCGTGGCAGCCGTCGTGGACCTGGGCCGCAAGCACGGCCACGGACAGGAGATGCGCCTGAACGCCGTGCAGCTGGGCCACCTGGTCGAGTTTGGCGAGGCCTACGGCCAGGTGCTGGAGGTGATCCCGGCCCGTACCTTCATTCGCGCGCACCGCGCCACCGAACGCCGTCTGCGCGAGCTGCTGGTCAACAGCCACGGCAGCGACTCCCATGAATTCATCGTCATCTGAACACCAATGGCAGCAACACCAAATCAATCTCAGCGAGGAAGCCGTGGCGCACCTCGTCAAGCTGGCCCAGCAACCCGGGTGGTGGGAGTACGTCAAGGCCAGGGCCAGGGAGCTGGACAGGGACGAGTCCGGGCTGTTCGTGGACCTCGAGCAGCAGGTGGTGCAGCAGCTGCAGGCGCTCGCCTGGCGCCCGCCGCCCCGCGCGTGACGGTGCCTGCTGGCCACCAGGGCCCGATCACGGTGCTGGGCATGGACCCGGGCAAGCACACGGGGCTGGCCTGGATCGTGGACGGCCAGTTGCAGGCGCTGGAGGAGATTGCGCCAGCGCAGATCCTGCAGACGCTGCAGGGCAGGGCGCCCACGCTGGTTATCTTCGAGGATAGCCGCGCCGCGCGTCGCACCTGGACGGCCAAGGGCAGCGACGGCGCACGCAAGAAGATCGCCCGCAACGTCGGCGAGATCGATGCCTGGTGCAAGCTCATCGTTGGCCTGTGTGCGGCGCTGGGCATCCCTTGCCACGGCATGCCGCCAAGCGCGAAGGCTGGCAGTGCCCACGGCGCCAAGATCGATGCCGCCACGTTCAGCCGCCTGACCGGCTGGGCCGGCCGCAGCAATCAACACCAGCGTGACGCCGCAATGATCGCCTGGTCCTTCCGGAGGGCCCGGCCATGAAGCGCATCTACATCGCTGGCCCGATGACAGGCCTGCCAGAGTTCAACTACCCGGCTTTCAACCGAGCCGCCGCCACGCTGCGCGCCCAGGGCCACCACGTCGAGAACCCTGCCGAGAACCCCGCGCCAGCGTGCGGCAGCTGGGCCGGCTACATGCGTCTGGCGCTGCCGCAGCTGTGCACCTGCGATGCCGTCCACCGGCTGCCGGGCTGGAAGCAGTCGCGCGGCGCCCGGTTGGAGAGCTTTGTGGCGCGCGTGCTGGGTCTGGAGGTGCAGGACTTCGATGCCAGCGCAGGGGAGGGCGGTGCCCATGCTTGATTTCCGCCCCGATCTGCCCCGGCGCGGCATGCGTGGCCAGGAGCGCCCCAAGCAGAAGTACCCGCCGCTGTGGCGCGATGCCACTGCGGAAGAGCACATCCACGGCCCGGACGCGCATGGCCGGTACCGCCTCTCCACCTGGGCCTACAACCGCTGCTGCACCCTGCAGCAGTACGGCCCCACGCGCGTGTGCGTGATGAACGACCACGGCTTCCTGGTGCAGGTGGATGTGGAGGGCGACATCCGATGATCCAGAACCGGAGCACCTGGCCCAGCCGCGGCTTCGGCCGCCGCGCCGTAATCGAGCCAGCACTGGACCGCGAAGAGCGCCTGGCGCAGCGCGCGGCACGCGCCATGGACAGCGCTCGCGCCACTGCCGGCTTGGCGTGCACCAGTATCGTGGTGATGGGCTCAGCCAGCACAGGCTTGGCCGTGCCCAAGGCCGAGATCCTGGAATGCGAAGCCTACCGCCGCGCCGTCGCCGCGCTCCCGTGCATGTGGTGCGGTATCTGCGGGTTCTCGCAGCATGCGCACCTGAACCTCGGCAAGGGGATGGGCCTGAAGACCGACGACCGCACCGGCTTTCCGCTGTGCTGCACACGCCCCGAAATTGAGGGCTGCCACGTCGCCTATGACCAATACCGCCTTGTTGACGGCGGCCGCGAAGCCCACCGGGACTACGGCCTCGAATGGGGCCGAATCACTCGACACACCATCCTCGAATCCGGCCAATGGCCACAACGCCTGCCCCTCTGGAGTGAAAACGCATGAACCAAGCCACCACCAGCACCATCCACAAGACAGCCGGCGGCAATCCGGACACTGGCGCGGTCGAGGCCGTGCCCACGCTGACGCAGGTGTACGAGGCGATCCGCCAGCTCCATGAGGCCGGGGAAGAGCCCACGCGCGACCGCATCCACAAGATGACGGGCCTGAACCTCACCACTGTGGACGACCGCATCAAGGTGCTGCGCGGCGAGGGAATGATCGCGGCGGTGAAACAGTGCTACCGCCCGGTGCACCAGCATGGGCCGGCGCGGGATGTCGTCATCGTGCACCTCAACGATGGCCGGACCATGGTGGAGATCGGGGAGCATGTGTTGCATCTGGTCCGCCCCGAAGCCGCGCGCCTCGGTCAGGGACTGGCAGGCGTGGCGCTGGAGCATACGGCCCTCACGCGCGTCACGGAGTTGCAGGACCAACTGCTGGAGGAGGTGGCCAGACGTAGAGACCTGGAGCGCGAAGTGAAAGCGCTAAAAGCTCAGCGGCGTGTTGACGTACGTCAGGGTGATCTGCTCAGTGCGCTGTCGGGCCAAGCTGCAGCGTAGGGTCAAGAAAAAGCCCGCTGCGCGCGGGCTTTTTCGAGTCAAACGGCCCGCGCAGTCTGCAAGGCGGCCAGCACCTTGCGCTGGTCCAGCGTTGAGGCGGCGCCGCCCCGCAGCATGCACAGCTGTCCCGAAAGGGTGTTGCGCGCCAGGGCGCCCGCATCGCCGCCGCGCTGCACGGTGCCCAGCATTTCCCAGCCCGGCAGCTCAATGTGCTGATACAGCCGCCAGGGGCCTCCTGGTGTGACGATCAAGCGGCCCCGGGGGCTCATGCGGACAGCTCATCCGCCTGCAGGCGGCGATAAGCGTCTGCCGGCGATGCGGCATCGGTCCACAGCGTGGCGCCGTTGCTACCGTTGCCCACGTAGACCAGGCCGGCCCGGTTGTGCTCGGCGTTCCACAGCACCTGCCACACGCCATCGGCGTCATCAGCGGCCACCTCGTGCAGCTCCCAGCCTTGCGTGGCGCCTTCGAGGTCGGCCAGCAGGTTGGCATCGAGTTCGATGATTTCAATCTTGCGCATTGGGAATCCTTTTATGGTTTGCCCCTCATTGACGGGAGGCGCCGCTGGCGGCGATGTGCTGCCATGGAGTCAATATTAATGCGCAATGATTGCGCAGTCAACGCCTTTTTTCAGAAGCCACTCAAGCCGCGTTTGCGCGCTCCACTTCCCAGCCTAGGCAGGCCAGGGCCACGGTGCGGGGCACGGGCTTCTCGCCGGTCAGGTAGTACAGCAGCATGCGGCGTGAGATACCCAGGGCCTCGGCTGCAGCGGTTTGCGTCAGTCCGTTGCGGGCCATCCAAGTCGCGATTTCTCCGGCGGTATGTTCAGAGGGCGGTTTTGCTGTCATGTCGTGATTCTATGCGCAACGATTGCGCAAAGTGTCGCGTCACGCGGCGCGCCCCGCCTAGGGTTCGACGGCCCTAGGTCATGCCGGAACACTTCCGGCCATGGCCCAACGTCCTGCCGGCAAGTCCGAGCCTCAAAAAAAAGCCGCTCCCAAGAAGCCTGCTGCCGCGAAGAAGGCCGCAGGCTCTGCCGTTCCTGCGAAGCGCCCAGCGGTCAAGAAGCCTCCGAGCGCCACGGTGAAGCCGGCGTTGAAGAAGGCTCCGGCAAAAAAGGCCGTCCGCACCAAGAGCACGGACGCCCAGGCGCTGACCGCGAGGGAAGCGAAGTTCATCGATGAATTCCTGGTGGACCTGAATGGAACCCAAGCGGCGATTCGAGCCGGCTACAGCGCCAAGACAGCTCGGCAGATCGCCTCAGAGAACCTGTCAAAACCTCACATCCAAGTCGCGATTGCGGAAGCCCGAAAGCAGCAGCAGGAGCGCACGCAGATCACTGCCGATGCCATGCTGCAGCAGGCCTGGCTGATCGCCACAGCCGATGCGCGTGAGCTGATCGAGACCAAGGTCGCATGCTGCCGCCATTGCTGGGGCGAGAACTTCCGCTACCAGCGCACCGTCAGCGAGATGAACCATGCACGCGAGTCATGGCGAGCTGAAGGCAAGGCGCCCGAAGACTTCGATGAGGAGGGCGGCATTGGCTTCAACCCTCACCGGCCGCCGCACCCAGAGTGCACTGCATGCGTTGGCGATGGATATGCGCGCGAGGTCATCAAGGACACCCGCACCCTGAGTCCTGCCGCAGTCCAGCTCTATGCCGGCGTGAAGCGCACGAAGGAAGGGCTGCAGGTCCTGATGCACAGCAAGGAGGCCTTTGCCGAGAAGCTGTGGAAGTACCTGGGCCTGTACGAGAAGGACAACCAGCAGAAGTCGGACCCTCTGGCCGCGCTGCTGCATCGCATCTCCAAGGAGAACGGCAACGGCTTCGCGCCCATTGCAGATGACCCTGAGCGCACTGGCCCGCGCGCGGGCTCCACGCTGCAGGTGAAGCAAGACCCGACGGACGAGGAGGATTGAGGCTGTGGCCGCGCGCGTCCACAGTGCTCCCCTGAACCGACTCCCCGACACGCCCGAGGAGCTGGAGCGGTGCTTGCGTGATCCCGAATGGCGCCTGTTCTCCGGCTGCCTGTACAAGATCATGGTCAAGGGCGATTCCAAGGATGGGGAAGAGGCGGACACCTTCACCATGCCCTTCCGGCCCAATCGCGCGCAGAAGCGTTTCATCAGCCGGCTCTGGCATCGCAACATCATTCTGAAGGCGCGGCAGCTTGGTTTCACCACACTGATCGCCATCCTGTGGCTGGACCATGCGCTGTTCAACGCGGATCAGCGCTGCGGCATCATCGCGCACGACCGCGAAGCGGCCGAGGCCATCTTCCGGGACAAGGTGAAGTACGCCTACGAGAACCTGCCCGAGGAGATCCGAGACCGATTCCCCCTGGCGCGCGACAGCGCGGTGGAGCTGCTGTTCGCCCACAACAACAGCAGCGTGCGCGTGGCCACATCCATGCGCTCGGGCACCATCCACCGACTGCACGTTTCTGAGCTGGGGAAGATCTCGGCTCGCTTCCCCCACAAGGCCAAGGAGGTGATGACCGGCTCCATCCCGGCTGTGCCCACTACGGGCATCCTGGTGATCGAGAGCACGGCCGAGGGAGCCAACGGCGAGTTCTACCACCTGTCCCAGCGCGCGGAGGCATTGCACTACACGCACAAGAAGCTGAGCCCGCGCGACTATCGCTTCCACTTCTACGCCTGGTGGCAGGAGCCCAACTACCGCATGGACGCGGGCCTGGTCCATGTCACGCGCGAGCAGCACGACTATTTCGACCAGGTCGAGGTCGAGATGCAGTGCACGATCGATCTGGAGCAGCGGGCCTGGTATGTGGCCACCCAGGAAGCGGACTTCCCCGGCGCGCCCGAGCGCATGTGGCAGGAGTACCCGTCCACGCCGGCCGAAGCATTCCAGCAGTCGAGCGCGGGCCGGTACTACGCCAAGGCCATGGTCGCACTCACGAAGCGCGGCGGCATCACGTCGGTGCCCGAGCTGGATCTGCCGGTCTACACGTTCTGGGACATCGGGCGCGCGGACGGGACGGCCATCTGGTTCATGCAGTCCCTGCGCGGCGAGGACCGCTTCATCAACTACTACGAGGAGCACGAGGAAGACCTGCGGCACTACGTGCGCCACCTGCAGGGCCTCGGCTACGTGTTCGGCGCGCACTTCCTGCCGCACGACGCGAATCACAAGCGCCTGGGCGACACCAACCGATCCACCAAACAGCAGCTGCAGGCCCTGATGCCTGGCCAGAAATTCACGGTGGTCCCTCGCATCACCGAGCTGCAGACGGGCGTCAACCTGGTGCGCAAGCACCTGCGCGGCGCCTGGTTCGACCGGGAAGCCTGTGCCTTCGGCCTGGAGCGCCTGCGCGGCTACAGCAAGAAATTCAGCCGGGCGCTGAACAAATTCATCGATGAGCCCGACAAGTCCAACGGCTGCACGGAAGGCGCAGACGCGCTGCGGCAGTGGGCGCAGGCGAAGGAAAGCGGGCTCTTCAACCCCAATGACGATGGGTACGGCGCGCGCGCTGAGCCCGAAGAGGAAGAGGATGCGCCGGACTGGCGCGCGTGAGGCACTGCCATGAACTATGCAACTCCACCAAGCACAGCAGACCTGGGCGCGGCGCTGACGCCGCACGAATATGCCCGCATCATCGATGACATCCTGGAGCAGCCGCCGTGGCGCCGCCAGGCCGACATGGAAGCCGACTATGCCGACGGCAACCAGCTCGGCAGCGAACTGCTCGCGCGCATGAAGCGCTTCGGCATCCCGCCGGCCAAGGAGAACATCATCGGGCCGGCGATTGCGGCCGTGTGCGGCTACGAGGCCAAGACGCGGACGGACTGGCGCGTGACACCCGACGGCGACCCGGGCGGCCAGGACGTGGCCGATGCGCTCAACTTCCGGCTGAACCAGGCTGAACGCCACAGCCGTGCAGATCGTGCTATCAGCGATGCCTTCAAGCCCCAGGTGAGCGTGGGCCTGGGTTGGGTGGAGGTCGCGCGGGCCAGCGATCCATTTGCCTATCCCTACCGCTGCCGGTATGTGCACCGCAATGAAATCTGGTGGGACATCCGGGCGCAGGAGGATAACCTGTCCGATGCGCAATGGCTGCTCCGGGAGCGGTTCATCCGCAAAGACCGGGTCGCGGCGGCATTCCCCAAGCACCGCGAACTGATCATGCGCGCGGACTCCGCATCCGGCCCAGGCGGATACGGCGGGTACCTTGGCGAGGGCGGATATTCCACGGGCCTGGTGCCGGGCCTGGATGTGTCCCGGGCCTGGACTCCGCGCGAGCATGCCTGGTACCGCTCGGAGACCGACGAGCTCAGCCTGTGCGAACTCTGGTACCGGCGCTGGGTGTCGGCGCTCGTGCTGCGCCTGCGCGGCGGCCGCGTGGTGGAGTTCGATGAGTCCAACCAGCAACACCGCCTGGCCGTGGCCTCGGGCGCGGGCACACTGTCGCG